GCCAAGACCTGTCCGACGCCCGCACCGGCTGGGAGCAGGCTACCGAGGCTGTGCGCGAGGCGGAAGTACTGCGCAAGCAGCTGATGGAGGCACTGCACAATCTGGAAGTCTCCGCGAACAGCTTGCAGTACTGCTTTGATCAGCGCCCGGAGAACTTCGGCACCGCACTTACTCAACTTGCGGCCGATGCAGAGCGTGCCCGCACCGCCCTTGCCGCAGCGGAGGCCGCATGAACGCCATGAAGCAGACAGGCGGCGCCGCCTTCCCTGAATTGAAGGCGCTGTACAAGGAATCGATGTCAAGGTATTCGGCTGTTAGCGAGGGTGGGCTCACTGTACGTGACTACTTCGCGGCGAAGGTGCTGCAGGGCATTTGCGCCCATCCCGATACCTGGGGGATCGGCACGAACGCCAAGATCGCCAGCGCGGCTTACGAGATCGCCGACGCAATGCTCGCTGTACGAGGTGCTGCATGAACGCCCGCATGTCCGAAGAGGAATGGCGCGAAGCAAAGATCGGCGAGTTGAAGGAAAAGAACGCCGCCTACACGAAAGCGCTGATCGCGAAAGGCGACCCGAAGACGATCCACGACGTCGGCAATGACGTCGGCGACTACCTCGCGTTTGCTCAAGACGATCTGAACAAGCTTGTGACCGGCGCACTGACTTTCGAGCAGGTACGCGACAAGGTGATCGAAGCCGATGCTGAAGTTGCCGCGATCGAGCAGGTCGAGAAGATCGAAAAGGACCGCGAAGAACAGGCGCAGTGGGCACGTATCGAGCGCATGGCTTGGAATCGTGAGATTGGGTATCTGATCTAGCTGGACGGATCGCCGCGCACCGTATAACGCGCGGCTTGCCAAGCCCAGGTCAGAAACCGGGCGCCTACTCCGGGCACAGGAGCGCTCGAACTGCGTCAGGTTCCGCATGGCTCTCGTAAGGAGCCGCCACACGAAAGGCGTTGGACTAGCGGTCTAGGTCACGTATTCCCGGCGCCGGGTGACGCGAAACACAGGTTCGAATCCTGTACGCCTTTCGTGTGGCAGTCGCATGACCGTAGCCGCATGGCTAGTACCCATGCCCCGATATGCCCGGCACGAGTGTGCCAAGGATCGGGAGAAGTGAAAGTAGCCCGACTGCCGCACCTGAACCCACGCGCTGCGCGTGCAGCACTCCAAAGGCGCAGAGGTCCCTAGGAGATGCGTGCAGCGGCCCCGGTTGGACGCCTGCTAAAGGCCGGGGCGATTGAGCAGGACACCTGACGCACACAGGGCGGCGTCGCCGGACGAGAGTAACCGGCACCGAACAACAACCGCCGGCGGCGCCGGCCAGATAGGAGCAGCAGATGAGCAAGTACGACGAGTTTGACGCGGCGCTTATGAGCGCGATCCAGAACGGCGCCGACACCATGAGCGCCTTGGACAGCAACAAGAAGCTGGTAGCACTAGCCAAGCCCCATTGCAGACCTGACCCTTGGGGGAATCTGACTCCGGTGTTTCGCATCATCGATCGTCGTCTGCAAGCGCTTCGCAAACAGGGCTCTATCGTCTTCCACAACCGCCGCTGGAGCGTGGACGTGGAGCGCGCCCAATGACCGCCGCCCGCATCGCACGCCGCCAGGAGCAGTCCGAGCCAGCACCTCGCCGCGACGTCATCGGATCGCTGCTGTTCTGGAAGTGGGACTTTTTTGAGGCGAACCCGCTGATCTGCTTTGCGGGCTTGGTGATGACGATTGTGCTGTCGTCCGTTCTCGAGCAATTGCCATGATTCGCTATGCGGCATACGCGCTGCTGTTCTTCACCGTCTTCTTCTCATCGGTGGCGATTTTGCAGCAGTTGGATGAGATGAATGAAGTGCTTATTTGGAGCCCACAATAATGGAAGTCATTAACAAAGAAGAAAGCGCCGTCGCCGAATATCGCCCGTTCTACGCGCAGCTGGTCGAACTGGAGCAGAAGAACGCCACGCTGGTGTTCGACTACGAATCCCCGAAGGGAAACAAGGAAGCTCGCAGTCACGTCAATAGCCTGCGACTGACCAAGGGGGCACTGGAGCGCACCCGCAAGGCCGCGAAGGAAGAATCGCTGCGCATCGGCCGTGCCATCGATGCCGAGGCGAAGGAAATCAACGCCCGCATCGAAGCGATGATCACCGTGCACCAGACGGCAATCGACGCCATTGAGCAGCGCGAGAAGGACCGTGTGGCCGCGCTGGCAACCCGCTTGCACGAGTTGGCGAATACCGGCGCCGCAGCCCACACCGCAACCGAGATGGCCGAAGCAATCGCCGGCCTAGAACCGGTCGTGATCGGTGACGACTGGCAGGAATACAAGCCGCAAGCGCTGGAGGCAAAGGATAACGCCCTGCGTGTCCTGCGCGGCCGTCATGTCGAGCGTGTCGAGCACGAAGCCCGCGAGGCCGAACTCGCCCGCCTGCGCGCCGAAGCCGCCGAACGTGAGCGTGTCGAGCGTGAAGCCGCAATTGCACGCGCCGCCGAGGAGCGCGCCCGCGCAGAAGCCGCGCGCGCCGCACAGGAAGCCGAAGCCCGCGCCGCTGCCGAGCGTGAAGCCGCCGCGCGCCGTGAACTGGAACTGAAGCTGCAGGCTGAGCAGGCGGAGCGCCGCCGTATCGAGGCCGAGCAGCGCGCAGAACAGGAGCGGATCGAAGCCGCCGCTCGTGCGCAGCGCCAGGAACAAGAAGCCAAGGAGCGCGCCGAGCGTCAGGCTAAGGAAGCTGCCGCCGCCGCTGAACGCCAGGCCGCTGAAGCCGTACGCCGCGAGCAGGAACGCGTCGCAGCCCAGCAAGCCGCCGAAGCTGCCGAACAGGCCCGCCGCGAGCGCGACAAGAAGCACAAGGCCGCAATCAACCGTGCTGCCTTGAATGCACTGGTCGCTGGCGGCATGACGGAAGAATCGGCCAAGGTCGCCGTGACCCTGATCGCGTCCGGCAAGGTTCCGGCAGTATCGATTGCATACTAATCGGAGGGTCAAATGAGCAATGCTCTCGCCATCGTCACCGGCGCCATCCAGGAAGCGCGCGACGACTTCTCGCGTGTCCTGGTCGACCGCAGTATCAGCTTTGAGCGCGAATCCGGCTTCGCGATCCAGCAACTGCAGAAGAACGAATTTACGCTGAAGGTGGCGATGCAGAATCGCCAGTCGGTGATCAATGCCGTGACGAACATCGCCGCGATCGGCATCAGCCTGAACCCGGCGCGCAAGCAAGCGTACCTGATCCCTCGCAAGGTCAACGGGCAGATGGAAATTTGCCTTGACCTGAGCTACATAGGTCTGCTGGACCTCGCAGTAGCGTCCGGGTCGATATTGTGGGGCCAGGCTGAGATCGTTCGCGAGAATGATGGCTTCACGTTGAACGGCTTCGACAAGGCGCCGACGCACGTGTTCAACCCATTCGGCAAGGACCGCGGCGATATCGTCGGCGCCTATGTGGTCGTCAAGACGCACAGCGGCGACTACCTGACAACCGCAATGTCGATCGAAGACGTGCACAACATCCGCGATCGCTCCGAAGCGTGGAAAGCCTACCTGCAGAAGAAGGTAAGCACCTGCCCTTGGTTGACGGACGAAGGAGAAATGATCAAGAAGACCGTCATCAAGCGTGCTTACAAACTGTGGCCGAAAACGGAGCGTCTTGACGACGCGATGACGCACCTGAACCAGACGAACGAAGAAGGCCTCGCGCAAGACCGGCCTGACGACTGGATCGACGTCGCCCCGATGATTGCCGAAGCGCTGCGCACGAAGACTGACGCCGACGCGCTGAACTACTGGAAGGCCCACAACGGCCAACTTGCGAACCAGCCGGCCGACCACAAGAAGCTCAAGGAAGCGATCACAGCGCACCGACTGAAGCTGCGCCAGGCCGCCGAGGAAGCGAACACGATCGACGTGCAGGCTACCGAGGCACCGGCCGCGAGCGCCGAAGACATCGATTACCAACGTACCGCAGGAGAAGCAGCATGAACTTCGTCGAATGCAACCAAGGCACCGAGGCCTGGCATGCAGCCCGCTGCGGAAAAATCACAGCCTCGTGTTTCGCGGACGCCATCAGCCGCTGCCAGAAGAAGTCTGGGTCGCGCAATGTCGGCGATCCGACGGCGGTAGCAGAACGCTACGCGGCAGACCTCGCGATCGAGCGCATCAGCGGTAAGCCACACGGCGAGCCGCCCAAGGCATGGGTTCTGGAGCGCGGCCACGAGATGGAGGCGGCTGCGCGCCGCATCTACGAAGGCCGTACGGGCGCCTTCGTGACCGAGGCGGGCATCTGCCTGACTGACGATGGAATTTTCGGCTACTCGTCCGACGGGCTCTGTGACGATGACGGCCTCATTGAGATCAAGGCACCGATCGATAGCACGAAGATCCTGGCCATGTGGGCAACTGGAGACACGTCCGAGTACGACCATCAGCTTCATGGCGGCATGTGGATCACTGGCCGCAAGTGGACGGATTTCATCATGTACGTACCTGACCTCGCCGCCGTCGGCAAAGACCTGTACGTGAAGCGCGTGTTTCGTGATGACGCCTTCATCGACGCCATGGTCGAGCGCCTTGCGTGGTTCGACCGGCTCGTGCAATCCAACGTGGCAATCCTGCGCAGCGCAGAGGCGTCAATCTGCCTGGGAGAGGCAGCATGACCCTCGAACACGCTAACGAACTGGTAGCCCAATTCCTGCACAACGCTGGCGCCACCGAGTATCCGCATCTGGTCGACGCGGCCGACCTGTTCGACGAAGGCCCGACCGATATCCAGATGCTCGATGCTCTGGTCGAGGCGTTCGATTTGACAGCAGTCGAGATTATCGAGCGCCTGGTGTGCATGGACTTTGCCGCGCTGCGCCGGGAAGTGATGGCATGACCGCCAAGCGCCCCTTTTTTCTGGTTCATGACCAAGCCCGCAACAACGCCGCGCGCTTCTGCATGGAGGCGCCGGCCGGCTGGATGGTTGTGTTCTCCGAGCCTGTCAAGAAGCGCATTCAGGAAGAGAAGTATCACGCCATGATCGGCGACATCGCGCGACAGGTCGAGCACATCGGCCGCAAGTGGGACGCCGACGATATGAAGCGCCTGCTGATCGACGAGTTCGCCGACGAAATGCGACTGGCCGGCACGCCGCTGCATCACGACGGGCGCGTGGTCCCGAGCTTCGACGGGCGCCGCATCGTCCAACTTGGCATCCAGTCCCGCGACTTCTATGTGAAGGAAGCCGCGGCGTTCATCGAGTTCCTGTACGCATTCGGCGCCGCGCGCGATGTGAAGTGGAGCGAGCCAGCATATGACGCAACCAACACGAAAGAGACAGCATGAGCAACCAAGAATTCGAAACCACGTGCACCGCCCTTTCGAGCGCGTTTGCAGAAGCAGGCGCGAAGCTGCTGGACTATCAGCCCCTCGTCAGCACCGCTGTTGCTGATATCCCGGGAACGTCGCCTCAGAAATACGCTGTCGCCGGTACGCTGAAAGGCATTCTGTCGATGGCCGGCAAGATGATGGGCGAGGATGGCGCAGAGCAGACGACCGGCGATATGACGGATGAGCAGATCAAGAAAGTCGCCAACGAAGCAGTCAAGTCGGGCACTCTTAGCTGGACAGGCTTCGAGGAGGACGAGCACGGCTTCTACACCGTACCGTCGCTGTCTCCCTACCATTACCAATTCGCCCGCGCCATCGCCCGCGCTGCGATTGCCACGCATCTGGCACGCCAACCGAAAGCAGAGCAGTACAACGAAGGCCCTCGCTTGGCAAACGCGATCGCGGCCATTGATCGGGGCGAGGATGACGAGGGCCCCGAAACGCCGGGCATCTACACCCGTGAGGAAGTGCTCGACATGTTGAAGTACGAGATCATCACCGACAGCGGCGCACGCACTCTCTTGAACGGCGACGGCATGGAGTTCAACCTGACCGAACTCGCATTGGTCGCAAATCGCGCCGCCCACCTGGCAAGACAGGCGCAGGCCGAGCCGCCATCCGCGCGAGAAATGGCGATCGCTCAGGCTGTGCGCCGTGCGTGCGTCGAATGCTACAGCCCTGACGATTTAGCGGCTGATTGGAGCGAGAAGATGGGCGACCTGAACCTGTCCGACATCATCAAATCGGTAGCTCCTGCCGGCGCACAGAACGCGACCGCCAAGCAGACCGCCAACGTGATCCTGCACTTGATTGGCAACTGCGTGATGGATTGGAAGGCTGGCCCTACCGGCGATCCGGAAGAGGACGCATTTCACAGCGACGACGAAGAACGTGCAACGCTCGTCCGACTTGTAAATCAAGCGCTGGCGGCCGGCGCACAGAACGCCGAGGCAATCCGCAATCAGGCGGCTGACACGCTTTCTGCCTGCCGTGGTTACGTGCAATACCGTCTCGATGAGGGAACGCGCACCCGTGACCCGATTGTCATCGAAGTGGCCGAAGGCGTGATTGAGCTCATCGAACAATCGATCCGCGCTCTCCAGACTGGATCAGCTAACACCCTGGAAGGGGATGCCAGCGCAGAGAGGAGCGGCGATCATGCATAGCTGCACCGACACGCAAGCGGTTTGCCGTGGTTGCGGCAAGCACTTGGGCGGAAGCCCGTACTGGAAGGGCGGCAAAGCTTTCGTGATGAACGACAAGGGCAGCTACCGTCACGCCGCGAGAGCGAACTACTACGGCGGCTGGGTGTGCTCCCGCGCCTGCGATTACCGCGCTTCGCTGGAACTGGAGCAGAGCATGCCGGGCCACGGCCATACGCAGCGTCAACCCGGCCGCGAGGCGATGGCACGCATCAATAGCAATTGGCCTGATCAATGAGGATGACCATGACCGACAAGACCAACACCGCAGGAGTCGACCTGGACAAGCTGGAAGCGCTGGCGCACGACTTACGGAACCTCCGCGCACTGCACCCAAACGACTTGCGAATGGTTGGACAACTCGCAAGCGGCGCCCTCCAGCTTATCGATCTCGCCCGCCGCGCAGAGCCGAGCGTTGCGGCAGGGGATGTGCGTGCGCTGAACCTGCTGGAAAGCTGCGCGAACTGGTTACGTACCCGCACCGACACCGTGTGGGCGGAGCAATTCGGTCATTCCAACATCATGAAGCACTATGCCGACGGTTTGACCGAACTCCGCGCCGCCCTCGCATCGCCCGCAGTCAGCCAGCCGCGCGCTACCGAGCAGGCGGAAGAACGGAGCGTGGGAGGACGTGCGAAATGAAGGCGCCGAAGGTTTACCGTGATGCGGTCAAATGCCCGAAAGGTCACCACGTTGAGATTGTTCGCCGCGTCAGCACTGCCGGGAAGATGGCACAGACGGTCTGCCCGGTTTGCCGCCATCCATTCAGGATTAAGGCAGGCCCGGTCCCGGTTGCCAGTGCGCGGCCCCCGCTTACCCAAGAGCAGTTAAAGAAATCGCTTCGCTACGAGCCTGAAACGGGCCTGTTCTATTCGCGGATTACGAATAAGAGCGACCCATTTACCGCCAAAAACAATTGGGGCTACATCCTGATCAAGACCCACGGCAGAACGTACAGAGCACATCGCTTAGCCTGGCTTTACGTCTATGGCGAGTTTCCTGAATTGCAGATCGATCACATCAATGGAGTCCCGGACGACAACCGCATCGAGAACCTTCGCATTGCGACCTTAGCGGAAAATATGCGGAACCTAAGGAAGAAAAGGACCGGAGCCACTTCTCAGTTCAAAGGTGTAAGTCGCAGAAAAGGCAGTGAAAAATGGCAGGCCGCAATTCGGGTGCCGGGTCGAAAGCATCAAAAGCATCTAGGCAATTTCGACTGCGAGCACGAAGCCGCGCACGCCTACAACAAGGCTGCAATCGAACATTTTGGCGAGTTCGCCGTACTTAATCCAGTTGGATACGACTATGAACCAGCATAAAGAAAATGCCCACCAAGCCGCGCCCGAGGCACCTGCCGGGCCGGTAATCGCGTGGTACGCGGACGTTCGATACGATCTGAATGCGGACAAGCAGGGTGACTGGCCGACCGACTATCGCACTAAACGCAAGGTCGTGCTTGGCGCCGAGCCGCCGCGTACCGCCGACAACTGGAAAGCGCTGGTCGACGTCGCATACGCACCGGACACACAGCAGGCAGTCAGCCAAATGGACGTGGCGGCTGTCGATGCTCGCGATTGGGTCGAGGACGCCCCGCACGAGAACGGCAACTATCAGTGCCTGTGCTCGACCTGCGGCTACACCTTCATCGGGCACAAGCGCCGCGTGACGTGCAAGGCTTGTGCGGCCACCACGGTAAGCGCGAGCACGAGGAAGTGCGCAGCATGCGGCGGGAGAGGCTACCTCCTGCCGCTTGGGACCGAAGCCGTCGATCCATGCCACACGTGCGATAGCACAGGCCGCGCCCAAGCACCCAGCCGGGAAGCTGCGCCGCTGGACCTGCGCGAAGCATTGGGGATGTGCATCAAGGCGCTGGAGCATGCTGGCATCGGGAAAGCGACGCGTGAAGCGGCATTGGATGCCGCCCGCGCAGCCCTCGCCCAGCAGGGAGCGTCACATGCAGCGAGTGCTGGCGATGAAACCGAGCGGGACGAGACTCCACAATTGCTGACGGTCGCCAAAGCTATTTGCGAGCGCTGGGACGCGACTGTTCCAGAGTCGGAAGTAAGCGACGAACACAAGCAGCTTCGCGCAGCCCTCGCCTCCAGCGCGGCACAGGAGGCGAAATGATTTCGCCGCTCGAATGGCTGCTGACAGCAAACAAGCGCCGCCCGAAGCTTCCGCACACGACCAAATGGTTCAGCGGCCTGACGTCACCCGCGCTCCCCGGATGGTACGAGCGCCATTTTATCGACTCGCCCAGCATTGGAGACGCAACCATGCAGTGGTGGGACGGCGAATTCTGGCGCGCAAATCCTGAATGGGCAATGCACTGGCGACAGGTCGGCGACTATCCGTGCTGGCGCGGCCTTTCCGAAGACCCGAGCGCGGCCAAGGCGGCATCTCAAGACACGAAAGGACCGCAATGAGCACTAATACCAACAGCACCGCTCCTGCCGCCACTATGGGGGAAGAACTGCCGGCGCCTAAGTACCCGCAACTGAACGTGCTGATCGAAGGCATGCGGTCCGAGCAATGCGGCTACACCGCCGAGCAGGTGGCGGGCATTGTCGCCCCGTATGCCGAGCGTATCCGCCAACTCGAAGCAGTCGTGCGCGGCGGCGTTGATGACCTGCTGCGCCTGCATTCCGCCTGCGGATTCCCGGAAGACGACGTGATCGACGCAGACAAAATGATCGAGCGTATCCGCCAGCTTGAGCGCGAGATGGCAGAACGGAAGACGGTGAGCGTCGACACGCCCGAGTTCCATGAACTGCTTGGAAAATTTCGCTCATGCGGAATCATGAGCACTGAGGACATGGCGAACGAAATCATCGCCTACATCGACGGTCGCACTGCTGGGGCAGCAGAGGCATGGATCGACGTGAAAGACGAGTTGCCGCAGCCAGGAGAGCGCGTGCTGGTCTCGCGTTACGCCGGCAAAGTAGCCAACGATGCACATCCAGGCTATCCCGATAACGCGTGGATTGAGGTGTCTCTGATCCCGGAGCGCTTCGCCGGATTTCTGTGCGACCTGACCAGTACCGGCTATGTCACGCACTGGAAACGAGTTGCCGCCCCTACACCTATGAACAGCGGGAAGGAGGATGGCAAGTGAGACATCTATTCCCAGCACCGCAATGTCGTCAATTGGTGGCTGAGTTCTTTGGGCGAACGCGTAGCGGCAGGGAGCGCAATTCGAAAGTGCTCCAGGATCTGATCGAACGTGTCTATTCACAAGGTTATCAAAAAGGATTGCAGGATGCCAAAAGCGAAATACAAACAAAGGACTGACGGCGAAGGATTTGAGGTGCCAGTCGGGGAGATTTACCGCATGGCGTGCTGCGACTGCGGCCTCGTTCACGACTTCGTATTCATCAGCGAGGATGGCAAACCAATAGGTGTCGCGGCCCGCCGCAATAACCGAGCGACAGCCCAGCGCCGCAGGAAGATGCGCGCCACCAAGGAGACAAAATGAACAGTGTGTCGACATTTGCTGAGCTTCGCATCGTCGTTGACCCGTCGCTAGACAATTTGCCGCGCATGCAGCTTCTGCCAGCGACGCGCGAGATTGTGACGCCAGAGTTCGCCGCCAAGATGAACCAATGGATGCTGGAGTTCTTCGGTACAGAAAGCCGCGCCTACATGATGGCCGGTGGAGTGATGGCAATAGGGCCGAAAGCGTACAGGGCGCTGAAAATGCGTACGCCCCCAAAGGAGGCATGAAATGGACATCGAAAAGCTTAAGGCGCTGGCACTGGCGGCAAGGGACGAGCGCGTGTGGCCGTTCAACGAGATCGCGTTCCAGAAGGCCGCCAACCCCGCTGCTGTGCTTGAACTGATCGCGGAGGTCGAGCGGCTGCGGGCGGCTATTCCACAGCGAAAAGTTAAGCCAGTCGCAACAAAGGTCGGAGTACGCAAGGCGAATCGTGGGCATCACTGTCCTGTGTGCCTTACGCGCATCAATAGTGGCGAACGATACATGTACGACAGAATCCCTGGGTCGGAAAGACTAACCCCGTTCCCCATGCACTTGGCCTGTCATGCCGCAGCTATCGAGAAGGAGAAAGCATGAGCGTGGACGCACTGAAGAACGTTCTCTTGGCAATAGCTGGTGAAGGGCTTGCACATGCAAACCAGACCATCGAGCGGCGCGACAAGCGCATTGCTGAATTGGAAGCCGAAGTCGCACGGTTAAGCGCAGCCAATTCTAATTCCGCAGAATTCGACGGAATTAGAAGCTCGGCTCCCGCAGCGGGAACTGTGGAGAAAGATGCGGAGCGGCTTGACTTCATGATTTCCGAGGAATGCCAGATCGAGCATATGACGCGGCCCGGCGCAGCGCCACTGTGCCGCGTGCATTGGCCGTGGGAAGGGCAAGCAATGCGAGCCTGGAGCGAATCGGGACGTGAGGCTATCGACGCCGCTATCGAAGCGCGCAAAGACGAAAAGGACTCGCCATGAAAGAACGCGGACCGGACCGACGCAAAGGCGCGTCGTCGTATTTCAGCAGCCCGATAAACGACCGGCGACGGCCGAACTACGAACGGCGCGTCGGGGCTGTGCCGGCGCTCCATGGGCTAGTCCGCCCGGGTGTCGGTGAGGCCGTGCCGCCGGTGGAGCGGCGCCGGTATCTGGATAGTGGAATGGAATAAGGGGGTAGCATGCAAGAGAAGCAAATTCAATCGCGTTACGTCACCCTGCGAGAGTGGGCGGCCTTGATGTTCTCGAAGATTCCGCACGAGAACACCCTCCTCCGTTGGGTGCACGATGGACGGATCCAGCCGCAACCCAAGAAGATCGGCAAGTCCTGGCAGGTAAAGCGGGACGCACAGTACGTGGCGGACTAAGATGGGGCGTCGTCGTCTTGCGAAGAATCGCGCCCTGCCGCCGAACCTGTACCAGAA